CCGGCCCCGGCACACAAACCAACTGGCAGGATCTGGGACAGATCAACGTAGCCGGTTCATCCTACTCTCGGATGTTTGTGCTGACCAACGCCAGTGCGGCGTCAGGAGAGATCGACGTAACTAGGACTGGGGGCCAGTACATCATTGCCATAGCGCAGCCTTACACTGGAGTTGGGCAGATAGTTCCCTCTCCGCTGACGCAGAACATGGTGAACGCTAATCCGGCAATACTTCCTTCAGGAGTTACTTCGTTTGACGTTACCATACCGGGCTCGATGGGAGTAGCCGGACTGGGTTGGCTGTTTGGCACGGCTAATGGACTTGCTTTTCCGAGTTTCCGTTCTCAGTTTATCGGCTCGGCACAGGCGGTTGTCCTGACGGATCAGACTTATCCAACTATCGGCCCGCAGGTGATTTCTTTTGCCTGGTCGAGTACTTCGGGAACGCCTACTTATACGCGGATTGCTGTGCTTCTCGTGCCGCGGTTGATTCCGCAACCGCCGGTGGGCAGCGGAGATGAAGATGCGCCAGATAACCTGTCTGACCCTGACGATCGTTTGTGGGCAGATGCAGATGAATGGTAGGCCTTCGGCCTAAGAAAGCGAGCGAAGCGAGCTATGCAATGCGATTGGACACATATAATGGAAAATGAGGGTGTAGGAGGTCTGGTGGTAGCGATTATCTGGGGAATATGGTCTTGGTTTAGGCGCAGAAAAGATGCAAAGGTTTAAAACTATTCCGTTTGATGGGATCAGTGACCCCGCCATAACGCTGCGCGTTATGAGGTTGAACAGCTTGGGGTCGCTGTTCTTTTTCATTCGCAACACCTTGCGCCGCAGGCGCTTGACGGCACACTTACATCTACAGATGTGCAGATCGTTTGAACGGATGTACCTGAAAGACGTGATCGAGATACCCAGAGACCACTTTAAATCAACGTGCGCGACTGAGGGTCTGTCAATGTGGCGCGCGCTGCCCTTCGAACGTCAGGATGAAGATGATCTTTACAAGTTAGGATATGGCGATGAATTTATTCGTTGGATGCATCACGCTCATAATCCTAACGTTCGCAATATGCTTGTCAGCTCTAATCTTGCGAACGCGGTCAAACTCGGCAAAAAAATCAGATGGCATTACGAATCAAACGCATTGTATCGTACCTTGTTTCCTGAAACTTTACCTGATACCGATTGCACCTGGGGAGATCGATCGCTGCACGTCAAACGCCCGAAGGGCTCGATTGGCGGTGCTCATGGAGAAGGCACGTTTGATTTCTACGGCGTCGGCAACGCGGTGCAATCGGCGCATTACACCGGAATCGTTATCCAAGATGACCTTATTGGTATTAAAGAGGCCGAAAGCCAGCAGTTGATGGATAAGGCTATAGACTACCATCAGTTGCTCGTTGGAATCTTTGAAACGGAGGACCCTTTACATGAGCTGGACGAGCTTGTTATCGGGAATCGGTGGGGCTATTTCGATCTCAACTCCCACATCCGAGAGCATGAGCCAGAGTTCAGAATCGAGTCTCACTCGGCTTTGGGCGGATGCTGCGCTCAACATCCACCCGATACCCCAATCTTTCCCGAGGAATTTTCCCTCGACAAACTGCTTGATCGGAAGCGCCGGCTGGGGAGTTACAAATTCTCCTGCCAGTTCCTCAACAATCCAGCAGCTCCAGAGGATGCTGATTTCAGGGTCGAATGGCTTAAATACTTCAAACTGGAATGGTTCTCCAATGGACGCTTCAAAATCATACGAGACGTCGAGGACGGAACCGTCTATGAAGATATCAGACAAAGCTCACTCAACCTCTGCATGGTCGTTGACCCGAACCATTCGGGAAATCAGGGACAAGGACGCTGTAGACATGCCATCTTGGTTATCGGTGTTGATTCTGAGCGTAATCACTATTTGCTTGAGAGTTGGGCTCAATCTGCAAGCTATGATACGTTCTACCATAAAATTTTTGAGCTGGCGAAAAAATACAAACTCTACAAGATCGGAGTAGAAACCATTGCAGCGCAAAGGTATATCGCCCATCACATCGAAACTATGTGTGCAACCGAAGGATACGGCTTACGTATACAAGAGCTTAAGGGAGAGGTCGATTTGGGGAATGGCGAAATTTCTAGACGTAAAGAGTTCCGTATTCGAAACGTTATATCACCGATTGCCGAAAATCATAGGCTCTGGCTACAGCGGACCCAAGTTGATTTCGTTACAGAGTATCAGACGTTCCCAAATGGTAGATACAAAGATCAACTAGATGCGTTTGCGTATGTTACGCAATGTGTGGCAGCGCCGATGGATGATGTAACTTATTCAAGCTTGCTGCAAGCGAACCGCGACGGCGCAGCCCGCGTGGGGCAAGCGTACGCCTACGGTTATGGCACAGCGCGCTCTGCTAATTCAACGTCTGTTTGGAGTCATTAGACTTAATGTCCCATGGAGGAACATAATGCCATTGAAGAAGGGCAAGTCGAAAAAAGTTATGTCACAGAACATTCGAGAAATGATGCACGCTGGACATCCGCAAAAGCAAGCCGTTGCTGCTGCGTACGCACAGGCTCGCAAATCGGGATCGAAAGTTGCTAAAAGAAAGAAACGCTAATGCCGGTTAGACCTGTAGAATTCAAGCTTGCGCGTGGTAGCGCAAGCGAGGATCGCCTCAAAAGCTACATCTGGGATCGGGTGGAGTCGATCAAACGTGGCTTGGAGCGGCAGCATGGCTTAGACGGCATAGTCAAATGGCGGAAGGCTTATGAAGCTGTTCCAGCGATGCCAGAGCGGGATTTCCCCTGGTCGAAAGCTTCAAACCTTGTCGTCCCGATTATCGCTATTCATTCTGACACATTGCTCGCTAGAGCAATGGCAGCTATCTTCAAAACGCGCCCGCTGTGGGTCACGAAGATGATGGGTGATTTCGCTAAGACCGCTCCTGACGGAATTCGAGACGCCGTAGAGGAGTTCATGCAATGGGCTGCGCTGGAGCCTGATGAGCTGAATCTGTATCAAGAATACGAAGGATGGTTCGGTGAAGCGATCCGACTTGGCACTTCAATTATGAAGACGCCAGTCGTTCATGAGATCTTACATGCGCCTGCAGGCGACGGATGGCAGGAGAAAGTTCTGTATGATGGTCCCAGGCCCAGAAAGCTCAAGTTTGAAAATTTCAAGTGTCCGGTCAATGTCGGCACTATTGCTGAGATGGACTTTAAATACGACGTAGTTCAGCTTTCGCGCTTTGACTTGGAACAACGAGCATTTCAGGATGTCTATGATCGCGCTGCCGTGAAAGCAGTGCTTGCGCGCCCAGATCGTACCTCCGCGCCCACGCAGGTGCAAAGCCAAAAAGAGCAGGATGCGAAAGTCAGAACGGTGCCGGGCTACGGATTCGCTGAGTGGGATATTTGTGAATGTCATTTCAAATATCGAGTGGATGAGTCGCATTTTGCTAAGCTCATTGTATGGTACCATCAAAAAAGCGAAGAGATTCTTAGGTCATTTTTTCACTACTACCCGGACGAAATTTACATATCTGCGAGGCTCTTTTTCCGAGACGATATGTTTCACGGCCGTGGGTTCGCTGAGATGCTATTGCCTTTCCAGGAAGAAATTTCGGAGATCCATAATCAACGACGAGATAATATGACCATCGCCAACATGAAAATGTGGGCGGTAGATCCGAACTCGCCGTTGACCAAAGGCTTCAGAATCTATCCCAGTGCAATGATTCCAGCGAAGCAACTTCAGGGGCAACCGGAGATATCACCACTTGAAATGGGCATCCCCGTACAAGGAGAAATCGATAGCGAGCGTTTGTCGTTGGATCTGGCCGAGAGGCTGTCGGGCGTATCGCCTCCTATGCAGGGGTATGGTGCTGGAACAAACACCAAACGCGGTGTATATACTGCGATGGGAACGTTGTCCTTACTGCAAGAGGGCAATACACGTACCGATCTCAATATCAGCGACATACGTTTCGCGCATACTCGGCTGGGACGATTGCTGTGTATGGAATATGGAGCTTTCGGCGTGGGAGATGATCGACTCGCGAAGTTTGGAGAACTTGCTCCGAAGATTGAGTACGCTCTCCAAGCTATTTCAGATGGCCGTATGGCGCTACCAATCTACAGTTCTACTGCGTCGGTTAATCGAGAAGTCGAAAAACAAAGCGACTTGATGCTTCAAGGCGTGATGGACAGATATAGACAAGGTGTTTTAACACTGATGGGACAGATCCCGCAAATGCCCCAGAATATTCAGCCACATGCCATTCAAGAGCTGGAAGCCGCATATATGTTGATGCAAATGACGTTGAGGCATTTCGGCTACGACGAAGTCGATCGGTTAGTGCCGAAACCCGAAATACAACCGCAAGCGCAAGG